ATTCGTGCTTTTCGTGAGGAACAAAAGTAACACGGCTCTCGCCTTCTTCTTCCCAGATGTCAAACGCTGATGTTGATACATCAACCTGAACAACATTCTCTGGCCAGTGACGCCGGATAAAGGAAAAAGTACCTCCACCGCCGTGAGCATCAAAGTCAAGAACAAGAACCTTCTTAGCACCCAACTTGATTGCTTCCGCAATGCCTACTGCCAGTCCGTTGATGGTGCAGAACCCTGCCCCACCGTTACGGCGTGCGTGGTGCAATCCAGAGGACAAAGACCCACTGATGCCACCATGTGTCATTACTTCTGTAACTGCGGCCACGATGCCTGCTGAGTGTCCTCGTGCCATTCTGTAGATGTTCTTGTCCCACTCAAAAGAAGAGCTTTCTGCGAGACTTCGTGGAGTACCAGTAATCAGAGCCTGGAGATACTCGGGATCGGTGATTTCTTGAATCAGGGTGTCCGTTGTGTCGTAAAACTCTGACGGATCAGAGATTACGATGCCTTTGATAGGGCTATTTTTCAGTGATTCAACGATGTTGCCGCTTTTGCGGGTTGTGTCAAACTTTTCACCGCAGGAAACGTAGTCCTCGTTGTAATAAACATTTGTCATAAATATCCCCTTTCTAGAGATTAAATTATCTTACAAAGGTAGTATATCAGGGCTTAGGCCCCCTGTCAATAGGGGGTGTGTCAAGGTTATTTATGTGACGCAGGTCACACTCAAATGCGGCTATTTTAGTCATATTTAAGTGACTGTTAAAAATAAATCTAGAAGTTGCATTGTCTGTAAAGTGCTGTTATTATTTTCTCATCGGTTGAAACCAACCGTCTTATATATACAGAAAGCACTGAGATGACTACACAGTATGAGCGTATTAAAACGCAAATGAAAAATCGTATGGGCCGACCAGCCCTTGATCCTCAAGAAAAAGAACGCCGTCACGAGATTCAAAAAGCCGAAAATCGTCGTCGCGCAGAAGCACGCCGTCGTGCATATCTTGTTCTTCAACACAAGTACGAAGACGAGTTCAAGACAATCTTCAATGAAGAATACTCTGCACTTGAGAGCGACAAACGGTTCGTAAAAACCGTTTAAATAAAGACACGAAAAACACCCCGTTGTTAACCAGCGGGGTGTTTTTTTATGTCATAATTACTATGCATTAATAAAATGCACCGACAAGAAGGACCGTAACATGTCAACAGCAGTACTCGCCCCATCAACCATCACATTGAACATTGCTGGCGGCCTTGCCACAACTAGCATCGTAACAATGGCTATGCCTTTTACTGGCAAAATCACTGGCGCTTATGTCGCAGTAACCACAGCTCCAGTAGGTTCAGCACTTACCGCAGACCTTAAAGTCGGTTCTGATGTAGCAGCAGCGTTCTCAATCGCAGCCGCAGGAACTTCAGACGAAGGAACACTTACTGCAGCCAATTGCGACTTCGCAAAAGGCGACCTAGTAAGCCTTGACGTTTCAGCGGTTGGTTCAACCACCGCAGGTTCAAACATGACTGTGGCATTCACTGTTGTTGAAGGCTAAATAAACTTTTTAACAAAAAAACCACCTCGCTCTTGATGGGCGGGGTGGTTTTTTTATGTATTGAAACTAAGGATGTTAATTAAAGAATTTTTAATTAGCAGTAATGTATAATTTGCTTATACAAGTTCGCTAAGCAAAAGTTCCTTTACCTTAGGACACATCCGTGAAAGTCACGATGGACCAACTAGGCTTCCATCGTGACTTTTGCGTTTATGGGCTTAGACCTTTCCCTTACATCAACAGGGATATCCATGAACGAAATCACCAGCGTTATTCAACCCAAATCAAAAGGCGCAGAACGGCTCTCCGACGTAACACGGAGAATACTCCACGAATGCTTAGAGAACGAAATTGGATGCGTACTTGTAGAAGGATATTCCTTTGCTTCCAGAAGTGGACAAGCCTTCAGCATTGGTGAACTAGGCGGATCGGTCCGTATGACCCTCTGGGAATGCAATATACCATTCATAGAAATACCACCTACCTCTAGAGCAAAGTTTGCAACAGGTCGTGGAAATGCTTCCAAAGGCGAAGTCATCTCTGCTGTATCCGCAAAGACCGGAAAGATATTCACAGGAGCCGGCGGGAACGACGAATGTGATGCTTGGGTTTTGGAACAAATGGGGCTGTGTCATTTTGAAATGTCTAAATGGGGTTGGACTAAAGAACAAATGAGTGCTTTAGAAAAGATAGACTGGACACCACTAGAAAGAATTATATGAACAAACGATCACAGCCAATTTCCCAAATTGATATTGAAAACGAAATAATGAGATGTCTCGGCATGCTTGAGGAAGAAACGGAAGCGTTTGAATCTCTTGCTGAATCAGCTGCAAAAAAAGAAGCTCTGTATAAGGCGAATTGGGCTAAGCAGTATCTTGCTGCTCAAGGGTCAATTAAAGAGCGTGAAGCATGGTCTGATTATCACCTTGCTGACGAGTCTTATGACTATAAGATTGCAGAAGCGTTAGTTAAAGCAAAAAGAGAAAAACTACTTTCTCTTCGTACATCAATTGACGCACTTCGCACTCTGAATGCCAATGTTCGCGTTCAAGTAAACCATTAAGGAAAAAATGACAGCAATAGATCTGACAGACAAGACATACAAAGAATTCATCACATCGTCCTCTGTGGTTATTGTTGACATGTGGGCCGAGTGGTGTGGGCCATGTAAGCAGTTATCCCCGATAATTAGTTCTATTGCTACCGATTACCCTCAAGTAAAAGTAGGCAAAGTTAATGTTGACGATTATCCAGAAATTGGAAAAGATAACAACATCATGAGTATCCCCACTATTCTTGTTTTTAAAGATGGAAAACTTGTGAAAACTATTGTTGGGGCATTCCCTAAAGCACAATTGATTAACCAAATAAGTGAATACCTATAATGAACCACAAAATCCATTCTTCAATTAACGATCTAGCCGTAAGCATGGACTCGTTAGTAGCTCTTCCAGGTAACCCAAGAATAGGAAATGTTGAAGCCATTGCAGCGTCCTATGAAGAGTTTGGTCAAGTGCGCCCCATTGTTGTCCGTCCCAACGATGACGGAACTTCAACCATTCTTGCGGGCAACCACCAGTACCAAGCAGCCAAATCGCTTGGGTGGACACATATTGCTGTTATTCAAATGGATGCAGACGATGCTCGTGCTATGGCTTTCGCTATTGCAGATAACCGTACAAACGAACTTGGTCACACTGATGACAAACTTTTGTACGATGCTTTGGGTTTAATCGTTGAAGATTACTCAGATTTGATGCAAAACCTTGAGTGGGATGAATTTGAACTAGCAATTATGGATCATTCTCAGGAAAGATCAGAATATGCACCCTCAACACCTGGACTCTACGAACAGCCAATTATTTCATTATTAGATGACGAAGAAGAAGATACCAAAGCAAATGTTTCTTATTCACGAAACAGCGACGGTGATGTTGTTATAGAAGCACCAAAAGGCGCAGACATGTCATCGCTCGTAACACAAGGATCAACTTCTGCTGGTGTTTCCGGAAGCACTCGTGCCGTCGTTCAATATTCTCTTGTTTTTGATGACCCTGACCAGCAACGCAAATGGTACGACTTTTTGCGCTGGTTACGTAGTGACCCTGGCGTTGACGGTGAAACAACCGCAGCCAAAGTTATTAATTTTATTGAAAATCACGCAGACTTTTAATTTTAAGACCTGTGGATAAGTAGAATATACATATGGGTTATTTCTACGAGTCTTCTGAATACATTATGGGCGATGTGTCCATTACTAGAGCAGACAGAAAAGCATGCCCAGTTTGTGGTCACCCAACAGGGGATTGTGCAACAGACACATCTGAACCAAAACATATTATCGGAATTGGAATTTTCAATTCCATAGATAAAAAAATGACATTCACAGTCAAAGAAGATATTTTTGAAGAACGACAAATATCACCATTCACAACCGCACGAGTTCTGATCGTACAAAAAGGTCAAGTCATACCTGTGGATAAAGCGCGAGAATTGAACTTACTCTAAACACTTTCTGTATATAAAAATACTGTATCCTTACTGTCTACCCATTACGACTAACAGGAGTTTATATGCCCATACTTGACCAATCTTTCATTGACACTTATGCGACAAAAACTCCTCCTTGGGGATTCGGAGGACTAGGAGAAATCGTTTATCTTCGTACATACAGTCGCCCTGTTGAAGGTAAAAACCGCAACGAATCATGGGTAGAAACAATCCAAAGAGTTATTGATGGTGCTTTTGACATTGGTGTTCCATACACAAAAGATGATGCAGAAAAACTGTTTGACCACATGTTCAACTTGCGCTGCTCAATGTCAGGCCGTGCATTGTGGCAACTCGGCACACCGCTTGTAAAACAATTCAACGGCACATCACTTAACAACTGCTACTTCACAAACATTGAAAAAGTAGAAGACTTTGAACTCTTGTTTGACTACCTCATGCTTGGCGGAGGCGTTGGGTTCTCTGTTGAACGAGCAAAGATTCACGAACTTCCAAAAGTAAAAAACAACATCACCATCACACATGAGCGCACAAACGATGCAGACATTATTGTTCCAGACTCTCGTCAAGGATGGCGTCGCTTGCTTCACAGTGTTTTGAAGTCATATTTTGAAACAGGAAAATCATTTTCGTATTCAACAATTCTCATTCGTGAGTTTGGTGCAAAACTAAACACATTCGGCGGAACAGCAAGCGGGCCTGGTGCTCTCATTGAAGGTATTGACGACATTTGCAAGGTTCTAAACAATCGTGCAGGAAAGAAATTAAGGTCTATTGATGTTTTGGATATTTGCAACATTATTGGTCGCATTGTTGTTTCCGGCTCGTCACGTCGGTCGGCGCAAATAGCAATCGGTGACCCAGACGATGTTCTTTTCCTTCGTGCCAAGAACTGGTCAAGCGGTGACATTCCTGCATGGCGCGCAAACTCAAACAACAGCATCTATGCAGACTATTTTGACCACATTCAACCAGAACTTTGGAAGGGCTACAACGGAAGCGGTGAACCATACGGTTTATTGAATCGCCGGCTTGCCCGCAAGTTTGGCCGTGCTGGAGAAGCGCGTCCTGACCCAACAATTGATGGTTTCAACCCATGTGCAGAAATTGCATTAGCTGATGGTGAGTCATGCAACCTTGCAACTCTTTTCCTGCCAAACATTTCATCGTTTGAACAATTCAAAGAAATCTCACGACTTCTCTATGTCACTCAAAAGCAAATTACTCGTATGGACTATCCATACGAAAAGACAACAAACATCGTTCGCAAAAACGCACGCCTCGGTCAGTCAATCACTGGAATCCTTCAAGCAAGCGACGAGCAAGTCTCTTGGCTTAGTGACGGATACGAATTCCTAGACAAGCTTGATGTTGAATACTCGGCAGAGAAGGGCTACCCACGCTCTGTTCGCCTAACAACAGTTCAGCCTTCTGGCACTCTTTCCCTTCTTCCGGGTGTAACCCCAGGAATCCATCCAGCATTTGCGCGCCACTACATTCGTCGTGTTCGTTTCGGTGCTGCCGATCCGCTCGTGAACGCATGCCGTGCCCGTGGCTACAAGGTTCAATGGGAAATCGGTCTTGATGGTAGAGAAGATCACACAAAGTATGTTGTTGATTTCCCTTGTCAGTCTCCAGAGAATGCAGTTTTAGCAAAAGACATCACAGCCGTAGAACAGCTTGAATGGGTTAAAAAGATGCAAACACAATGGGCAGACAACGCAGTTTCCGTAACTGTCTATTACCGTAAGGAAGAACTTGAGCAAATCAAGGAATGGTTGTCAAGCAATTACGACAACCACGTCAAGTCTGTTTCTTTCCTTCTTCACGCTGACCATAACTTCCCGTTGCCACCATATGAAGAAATCACCCATGAAGTGTACGAAAAACTGCTTGCAAAAGTTGACTTTTCAATCCCTATGGTTTTGACAGGAAATGACGAAATTGATCTTGATGATTGCGCGACTGGTGCTTGCCCTGTAAAGTAAAGGCATGCCCATAAACCTTTCACTCCAAGAGCGTTTCTCTAAGAAAGTTAACAAGTCTGGTAGCGAGACACACCCAGATTGCTGGATTTGGGAAGGTGGAAAGACTAGTAAAGGCTATGGCTCTTTCAAGTACTACCAAGATAGGTCAGCGATTGGGGCGCATGTCTCAAGTTACCTATTTTATATCGGTGAAGTACCAAAAGGGATGCTTGTCCGTCATCGTTGCGACAACCCACCTTGTGTAAATCCAGAGCATTTAATTATCGGATCCAATTCTGACAATATGAAAGACATGTTTGAAAGAGGAAGAAATGGCCCTCAAACAAAAAAGCAGACTCACTGCAAAAAAGGTCATTCTTTTGAGGAATTTGAACCGATTGTATATGTAAAGAAACAGGGCAGGCAAATTGGTGAAGAATATAGAGTCTGCAAGGAATGCAAACGCATAAATGACTCAAAAAGAAAAGGGAATAACCTTGAATACATGCGTGAATATAATCGTAAAAATAGAGACAAACTAAATGAACAAAAAAGATTGCAGTATCACGCCCGTAAGAATCAGGAGTAGCCAATGACACAAAAATACGACTTCACATCAAGCGGTATCAAAGTAAAAGGCAATGACTCGTATCATGTCTTCAAATTAGAAGAACAAGACAAATGGGTACTTATCCGCTACAGAGATAATGTAACCTATGAAGCAGCAACTTTCGTCTCACCCGACGAAGCACGCGCATTCGCACACGCACTAGGCTTGGAACTAACTAAAGTAAAACAATGAGTATCTCCTATCTGAGGAGACTCGGTGTTCCTGATGTTTGCCACAAAGCCATAGTAATACTAAGAGAACTCGGTCTTGAAAAAGACATTCCATATAATTCTTATACTGGATCAGTAAGTTTCAAAGGTTCCCTTGCTCTCGCATGCGGTTCAACATTAAAGAAACTTCAACCCTGGGATGGTTCCGTAACAGAAGATGGAATCCCCGTGCCTGAACACAGTATTAACTTGTTTATGGAAACAGTTTCGTATCTAGAGTCCCTCATAGATGACGATATTGACGAATGGTCTTCCAGTCACACATTTGCAGACATTGTTAGTTTGATTCAAAAAGCAATCAACCGGATAGAAATAGCCATCACATGATTCTTCCCCACGAAATCAAATGGCTAAAAGCATGCCAGTCGTTAGCACCAATATTTTCCAAGTGTTCCAAAAAACAATATGCTTCTTTTATAATAGCTACAAATAAGCGTGTTATAGGTTTTGGATACAATGGCTCCCCACCAGGAATGCCACACTGCACAGACGGCCACTGCCCAAGACTCCACGAAGACTCGGCATCGGGAAGCGCCTACGATAACTGCATAAGCCAACACGCCGAAGCAGGAGCGCTCCTATGGTCAGATCCATCCATGCGCATAGGGGCAACACTCATCGTCAACGGAACGCCCTGTATGGGGTGCGCCAAACTCATAGCCTCATCTGGGGTTATTAAAGTCGTTTGCATAAATGATGGAAACTATGTACAATGGCCTTTAGTAAAGCAGTTTTTTGCAGACGCAAAAATTGAGATAGTAGAACATGACATACAACTATGAAAAGGCATTCACAGAAGGCCACAAGTACAACAATATAGTTGCCAAGTTTCTCAGTGAACAAGGAATCCCCTGCAAAGTGCCAGAACTTGAACTCGCACAAAACAAAGCAGATCGTGCGCGGTTCACATTAGGTGAAAAAGACATCATTCTAGAAAAACTGCCTAAAGTACTAGAAGTAAAAACAACACGTCGGGCATTTAGCGATAATCCCCACGACTTTCCATTCTCCAATACAATCGTGGATACTGTTCACGGATACGAAAGTAAAGAAGTAAAGCCCTACGCATACATCCTTTACAGTCAACCAACAGGCTCAATGCTTGTCTTGCCGCCGTCCACAAAAAACAACTGGAACATAAAGACGATTTATGACACATACCAGGACTTGACGGACGACTTCTATCTCATCAATAAAAAAGACATACGCCCGATGGCCGACCTCGTAGCCCGACTCCTGCAATTGCAAAACGCAACGCACTGACCTCGCCGGCTCCCCTCCGCTTCTACACGCCTATGCGCGAAGCGCACGATATTTTTTCAAATCAGCAAGACACAGCACTCCCAGTTCAGATAAATCTAAACGAATATGGAGTCTTTGATTATAAATTGTCCCCGTCAGCACTCTTCTTCTTAGAATTCGCATATCTTTCAAGAAGCCGGCGACCCTTAGCTGCAAGTTCCGCAGCATCCTCCATATTTTGAGGCACAGGCTCACCCCAAGCAGCAGCAGACAAAGCCAAACGCGTAGGCTTACCCTTCTCATCCTTCATAGGACCGCTCGGATTAGTAAAAAACCGAGTCAAAAAAGAACCCTTACGACGCATCTTTGTAGGAGTATTGGCACGACCACGAACCCCAGGAAGCAAATTAGAACCCTCAGTCTCCCTGAAATGGCGACGACCAGCAGCAGTCAAACCACCCTTAGGATCCCTAAGAACCTCACCCTTTTCAGAATGCTCCAAAACGCCCTCAAACCCCTCAATGGGGTGCGAATACGAAAACCATTCCAAATCATTGTTAGAAGCCCACACAACACCACTCACGGCATCGTCGTGCGACCAGTAGAGACTCTTCTCCCTTAGTTTATCCCCACGAGCCACAGAACGAGGATTCTTCAACCTGTTCCGTTTAACCACACCATAAACAGTCATAGACCCCACCCCGAAAAGTGCGCCAATTTTAGGACCATCAAGTTTGCCCTCGTTATACAGTTTCAATATCCCCGCATCACGCTCTTTTAGCGCATTAACAACATTGTTCGGAGAATCAACACGAAGAGCAACATCGCCCCTTTTTCTTCTTTTACCCACCACCGAACGAATATTAGCAATATCCGAAAAACGACCATCCACAGGTTTCTGAGACCTTATAAAATCAGATATTTCACCAGCAGTAGAACCAGCGTTATACATTTCAACAATTTTATCTTCTCTTTGTTGACGATCATTAACATCAAACTTTTTCTTGCCAACACGCTTCCTAACAGCCGCCGTAACAACAGGCACATTGTCCTTACCATCAGGACCCGTCGTAAGCATGTCACCATCACCATCAACCTCTGAAGCACCACCAATCGGACGACCCAAAGACTTCACATACAAATCAAAATCAAAAACCGCTTGCTCACCAACCACGCCATCAACACGATCAACGTCAGAAAAAACAACATCCACAACACCATCCGCACTCAAAATCACAGACTCGTCCCCACCAACAACCACAAGAGACTTAACATCCGAAAACTTAAACACAACAAATAATACAACACCCACACAAACGCATGCCCCACAGTCACACTTCTACCCAAAACAAAAGAGCCTCACCACACCCGTTTCAGTTAAATCTATTTAGAAAATGACTATAAGCACTAGTTTTCGTCTCCCCACGGCACGTATCGAGCTGCGCGAAAGTCCCGTGACCGGGGGCCGACGGCCGGCCGCTGCCCGGCTTGCAGCCTGGGAGCTAGTCGCCTCTAACCGTGATCCACATGACAATCATTCCTAGAACGATTAGTCCGTACCAGATTGTTCCGCTAAGTATTGAACTGCACATCATCTGTTGTCCCCATCACCACTAATGACATCTCTTTGTTGTCTATCTTTTAACTTGGAAATGTTGTTGAGAGCGACTTCGTTTAGTGGAACATTTAATTCTTTTGCAATCATTGCGACATACCACAGGACATCTCCTAGTTCGCTGACTAGTTCGTCGTGTCTTTTGTTTGATAAGGGGAGACTGGTGTCGTCGTCTCTTATGTACTTCTTTAGTTTGCCTGCTACTTCGCCTGCTTCTGAGGTGAGTCCTAGTACACAGTATTCAAGTCCTTTGTCTATTGGATACTTAGCAGTTTTGATTGCTTCTATTTGATAGTCGTTCATAGTAATCATTTGTAGTTAACCTCAAACCCCACAGCGATTAGTCCTTTTACTAATTCAGAGTGGAAGTCATCATCATAGATTGGATTTCCTTCTGTGTCTTCATTTAATGCTCTGTATAGGGCCGCAGGATATTCAGAGTCTCGCATGCTCTGTATGCCTTCATATTGGATAGCGTCACTAAATACTACTAATCTAGGATGTGTTGTTGTGTAAGGCACAGCGACAAACTCTATGACTGTTTTGTCTATGTGTATAAATGATAAACACTCTGTTACTTTTACTTCGCTATTAACAAACAGTTCAGTCAAATTATGCTCACGGGTGCTATGGGTGTTTGAACAGAATGCTTCAGCAACAAAGGTGAAGGCATCAACACCCCATCCTTTTCTTATTACATATGCACACTTCAGTAAACGTCCGAATCTGTCAGGCTTATCTCTCATAAATATTTGACTAAGTTGAGCAACTGCTACTAACTCGCCCTCTCTCCAACCCATCAAGACAAAGTTGAGATCCTCTCCTATGCCCTCTGATTCTATGATTGTTTCCTTAGCCAGTTTCGCACTTGAAACAGCCAAAGCAAGTTTGTCCATTGTTGTTGAATATGTATCCACGGGTAAAACACTAGACCAAAAAAAAGATAAAACAAGTAACGGATTGAACTAAGTCTCGTGTTATTGTCTCACTCATGACAAAACAAAAACCAACCCCTAAGAAGAAGTCAGCAGCCAAGAAAGCGCCAGCAAAGAAGGCTGTCGCAAAGAAGACTGCTTCTGAAAAGAAGACCGTTGCTAAGAAGCCTGTTGCTAAGAAGCCGGTTCAGAAGAAGGCAAAGACCTCTGTTACTCCTTCAACAAAGTCAGACCTTAAAGTAAAAGTGACTACGGGTGACATGAACGAGATTAACTCCTCTCTAGAGAAGGTGCTTACTGAATTCGTGGCAGACACAGTGCAAACATCTGCTACAAAGGTAGTCAATGTAATCAGAGCAAACGATGTCCAGAGTGTGAATACTCGCAAGAGAATGCTAAAGTGGTTCCGTCGTAAGTAGTCACACTTACAGAGAAAGGAACCAATGTTAATCTTTGACTTCTTCTCTGGAACAGGCTCGTCAACACAAGCATTTGCTGATGCTGGTCATACAGTCATAAGCTTTGAGTTAGATCCATACTTTACCCCGACACACAGTGCTGACATTTTAAGCATCACGGGTGAATGGTTACTTAATACCTATGGAACTCCTGACTTCATATGGGCATCACCACCATGTACCGCCTTTAGTGTTGCTTCAATCGGTCACCACTGGTCAAAAGACAATGGTGTGTTCACTCCTAAGACAGATATGGCTAGTAAGAACCAAGTTCTCGTTGCTCACATTAGAAGCATTGTTGAATACTTGAAACCGACACACGGGTATCTAATTGAAAACCCAAGAGGAGTGCTTCGTAAACTCCCTGTTGTTGAAGGACTTGAAAGAAACACAGTTACATACTGTTCTTATGGTGATACCAGAATGAAACCAACAGACCTATGGGGTCATGCCACGGGTTGGCAACCTCGTACAGCGTGTAAGAACGGCGACCCTTGTCATGTTGCAGCCCCAAGGGGTTCACGGACAGGGACACAAGGAATAAAGGGCGCAAAAGACAGATCTCGTGTGCCATATGAACTAGGTTTAGAGATTATGAATTCAATAAAAGAACACGCAAGTAAGGGAACTAAATGAAAGAACTAACATTCGGAAGTTTATTCGCAGGTGTTGGCGGTATTGATATTGGAATGGAAAAAGCATCATGGGATTGTCGCTTCCAAGTTGAATGGGATAAGAACTGTCAACAAGTTCTTGGCTATCATTGGCCCGATGTTCCAAAATGGTGGGATGTTTCCGATGTTAACGGTGCAGAACTTCCACCCG